GCACCTTTGGCACCACGACACGAGCTAATAGCTCCCGTTTGCGTGTCTACTCGCTAACATTGCACTGCATTGCAGTATTATAGAGTATATAAAGTAGTAGAGTAGGTATATAGAGTAGGGGCGATATTATATCTAGTATTAGATCCGTTTGGTTCTTGCCTGTCCTTGCAGATGTGCAAAGATCATGCCATGCTCAGCGGCAAATCCTGTAACAGTAGGAGGATGAAGATGGCTACGTATGGTTTGGGTAGCTCTGGTGGCATTCAATTCACTGGTTATACTAATACACTCGGTGCTGGTAATGCCGCTAATGGTGCCACAACTGGGTTTGTCTACTTCAATGGCATTCAACAAGGTGATGATCGCATTGTCAAGATGCTTAGGAATGGAGGTGGAACGATTGCTTCCACTCGTATCCTATATACTTTGCTCGGTGCGGCTGTCGGTGCTAATGCGACACAAACCAAGAAGCAGATCAAATGGGAACAGGGTAGCCCCGGTGGGCTGATCCCAGTCGAAACGATTAATATCGTCAACCGCGCAACGAATGCAAGTGATCTGGCTGCGTTTCAGGCTCTTATCTCACGAGTTGTGCAACCTTCAGTGTATCCGCCTGATTTAAGTGGTAATGGTGGTGGTGGCAAACAAGCCATTAGTGGAAGTGGAGCCTATTGATGGCATCAGGCAACTTTGATGGTGAGATAAAAGGTGCGATGGCGCAACCACCTAAACCAAAGGCAAAAGGTAAACCTTTCCCGCCCAAACGCACCGCACTTCCTAATAAGGACACACCCGCACAAGCAAAAGCCGAAGGAGACACGCCCGCTGAGATGGCGCGCGATAAAGCGCGTGGTATCGTCGAAGGCAGTCCTCAGGATGAAGCACTCGATGCGAAGTCGATAGGAATGCCACCGGATGCACACCATGTGGCTGCGGCTGCTAGTATCGCACATGCGATATTGGGTAACAGGGGGATGCGTTAATGGCAATGTCACCTGACGACATGGTTCCGAGTGGTCCATCCAGTAGTGGACAGCAAGCAGTAATTGCCTACTTGCAGTCTAAGGGTTTGCCTGTGAATGCAGGCAACATCCGTCGTGCGGTTGAGGCTAATGCGCGTGATCCTGGCAGTGCTGATGTAAATCCGCAAACTTTAGGTCCGACTGTGTTGAACTTGCGTAATGCTGGCATTGAGGACGCGAACGATGGCAATACGAGTGCCGCACCAAGCGGTAATGTGAAGATCGACCCGCTCCAGATCACTTCTTCTCCCCCTCGCGTGCCGTCGCCCGCAACACCTGATGCTGGTGCTACTGATCCAACAAGTGGTAGCTCACTACTGCAATCGCTTGTACCGCTGTTAGCTGGTGGTGGTGCTGCTGCTTTCCCGTTGGGTCGATATATCCTGGATAAGATGCGCGGCGGTGGTATTCCTGGTGTTGCTGGTATTCCTGGTAGTGTGCCTATGCTGCCGTCACCTGAAACACGTCCACTGTTAACTGGACCAGAAGCACGTCCCGCACTGAGTGGTCCTGAACCTGTTCCTGCTGTTGCTGGTCCACGTGCTGGTGCACCACAGATAGCTGCTCCTGGTGAAGCACCTGCTATTCCGTTGCCTAACCAGTCTACAGGCAGACCACCTATTCCTTTGCAGGATGCTAACGTGCCTCGTCCTGCACTGGAGACGGCAGGTGTACAACTGAGTCCCGCTACCGCACCAGTGCCACCAACAGATGCTAGTGCTGCTGTAGATAAAGCAATTGGCGGTGATGCACCTGCGCCACGTGCACGTGCACCACGCGCTAAAGTACTACGCATTCGTCCTCCGAAGCTCTGAGCATGGCGGATGTTCTTTACAACCAACCACTGCGTCTCGCGGATGGTCGCGTGGTTTATCCCGAAGGTGAAATATCCACAGGTTTCTCGCCTCCAGAGGGTCATGTGGAGGTGCCGTCTGGTCCGGAAGCGCAACGAATAGTGACCGCTGCTCGACGCAAGTTGAGCGAGTTGCCTGAAGTTCCACAAACTATGAATGCAGTCAGTGTCATACTGAGTTATACACTGTTTGGGTTAGATGACGAAGAGATTGCTATCGCGACCAAGTTAACAGTGGGGCAGATCAGTAGGATCAAGCAGGGTGATGCGTATACGCAGATGCATGATGCTGTTGTGCGGAGTGTGTTGGATAGTGAGACGAACGTAGTCCGTGAGTTGTTCGTGAAGAAGGCGAAGCAGGCTGCGGAGGTTGTGGTTCGTGCGATGGAAGAAGGCACGCGCGCTGATAGAATGGCTGCTGCCAGAGATATTCTTGATCGTAGTGGTCATCGTCCTAGTGACGTTGTTGAGCATCGCCATCGTATGGATGGGGGCTTGGTCATCGAGATTGTGAGACGTGATGGTGCTGTTGTGCCGACCATAGAGATGGACAGGGAGTAGAGCAGTGACAATCAAGAGTGATCAACATGGTGCATGGGTTCAAGCTGCTCGACCGTATCAGTCACAGAATGTGACGGTTGGTGCTGCAAGTGTGCAGAGCCTCGCATTCAGTGTAGCAACGTCGCCTGCTGGCTCGTATGCTGGTGGACCTGTGGCTGGTGTGCCGATCTCTACACCTAACCAGACGCTACATGTGCGGTTGGTGGCATCGAGTGATTGCTACGTGCTGTTTGGCACGAACCCAACCGTGAGTGTTAGCATAGGCATGTTCATTCCTGCTAGCACGCCTGAGTACTTCTGGGTGTTACCTGGAGACAAGGTAGCCGTCATTCAGTCAAGTGCTGCTGGTATATTGAATGTTACGGAGTGTGTAGCCTGATGTTTGCAGGTGTTGGTGCTGTTGGTCGTGTGGGCCGACCTGGATTAGCTGGTGCTGGTGCACATCGTGCTACGTTTGACCAGAGCTTTCTGGGTGGCACGCTTGGCAGCGGCGCTGTGTTTACGCGAGCTAGTGCCGGTTGGTATTACAACAGTAGTGGCGTGTTGGTGCAGGCCGGTGTGGATGTGCCACGGTTTGATTATGATCCGGTGACGTTGCAACTCAAGGGTTTGTTGCTTGAGGATGCAAGCACGAATACCGTTATTCAGAGTGGTAATCTCGCGAACGGAGCATGGTCGCCCTATAATAACATCGCTGCCGCTGCCGTCGTTACGGCAAACCAGACGACCTCGCCTGATGGAACGACAACTGCTGCGCGCATTGTGTTTCCTGCCGTGTCAGGTGGCGGATCTAGTGTGATCCAACAGTTCAACACGTATAGCGCAGGCATTTATGCTTACAGTATTTGGTTGAAAGGTGCGGTTGGTGGAGAACAACTGTATCTCGGATTTAATGTCAATGGATTTATCTCGTCACCCCGCCTGACGTTGACCACGGTATGGCAGCGGTTTTTCATTATCGCGACAGCAGTAGCAGGAACCAGTGGACCAAACGTAGGCACCGATCTACGCGATACAAACCAAGCAGCCACGCCTGCGCAAACCATCTACGCATGGGGCGCGCAAGTCGAACCCAACTTCGTGTCCAGTTATATCCCGACCACGGCGGCGACGGTGACGCGCGCGGCTGATGCGTTGTCGTATCCGATCGCGTCGGTGACCGGGTTCAGCACGACGCAGGGCAGTCTGGCGCATGAGTATATCATGGAAGGGACGCCGTTATCGTACAATGGTCCCATTGCTTTTGTTGGGGCTGATCCGAATGTTGATTTCATCCTCCTGGATCAAGGCGACGCGCAGGGGACAAGCGTGGCGCGTACTATAAATGGGACTTCTGTCAGTGTCGGCGGGACCGGTGTTGGTGCCGCCAACTGGAGTCCGTCACTGACGGTGTTTCGTGATGTATTACAACGCGGCGCCATGTCATGGGCCATCAATCAGAATATTAACGCGGCACATAATGCGATCCTGCATAACTTCATTTCCGTTGGTCCTCCCGCGTCGCTTCCCGTGATTGTCAAGCTGGCCCTGTCTGGTCCGGTGATTTACCAATATTCCATGAGCCAGTGGGCACGACGCACGCGCTACTGGCCACGGCAGTTGTCGCAAGCAGAATTAATTAATGAAACTGCATATGATAGTCCTACGGCGACACTGTCTTGTGGTCCTATGTTGGCTGATGGTGTTGTAACTGATACAACGAACAACAGTATGAATGTGCGACGGCATGTGCAAGTTCCTATAAGAACGGCTGTAAGGAATATCGTTGTTGCCATTCCTGGTTCTTTCTTCAATCCAGAGGAGAATCCAATCCCGACACCGCTCACTATTGCAGCAGCAACCATTGAATACCCTGCTGGAGTATTCTATAAACTGTATGTTGGTGGAAGTGCATCTCTGACAGTTGTGCCCGGTGCTACCATGGCACGCTTCGATCCACTGGCTATTACAATTCCTGCTGGTGCTGAGTTTTGGGTGAAATTGTTTATTCAGTGGACACCTGGATCGATCAAGTTGCAGAATAACACGCAGTGGGAGATCATTGGGAACTGGACAAATCGTGGTATTGGTCTAACGGACCAGACACGTTCTACGACTGTTCTGGCATCATCTCCTGCGACTAGTTTGTTTGGTAATCTGGTTGTGTTCGCAATATGCACCACAGCACAGCCATGCGTAGCCTTTATGGGCGATAGCATTATGGTGAGTGGTTACGATCAAGGTGATCCAAGAACAGGAGCGATCACACTTGGCAAAGCACTGCGAGAGCAGATACCATTTACCAATGTGTCTATAGGTGGAGACTCATGTCTTGCATACCTGCGCGGACATGCTTGTCGTGATATGTTCATGTATGATCCAGTCAAGAACTATCCACTGATCACGCACATTGTTATAACGCTTGGTGTCAATGAAATTGGTGCTGGTGCTGTAGAGTTGCAGAAGAATATAACAACCGTCACCAGCATATGGCGGAACCGTGGTGTACAGGTTATAGGCTGGACAGTAACACCGCAGACAAGTTCTACAGATATATGGGCAACTAGGACAGGACAGACCGTTAGCAACGTCGTTGTTGAGGCACAACGCATACAGTATAATGCATGGTTGCGTACGAACTACGCATCCATTGGTATGATGCGTATCATCGATGCAGCACACATTGTTGATCCAACCGATAGTGGTTTGTGGAATGTCGATGGTAATGCAGGGTGGTGGGGCCTGTTGGTCCCGATCATGAGTGGTCGTACGATCAGCTCAGTCAACCGTGCAAACTACAATGGTAATACCGCAGATGGGCGAGATTATCCTGCCAGTCAGACAAAGTCCTGCATGATTTATCCAATGCCTGGAGATACAGGCACAGGTGGCGGCGCTGTGTCTGTAACATTCAGTGCTGGTGGACAACTTCCAGCAACAGCAACTGTAACTGCTGGTGGTGATTATGATTATCCGCCCATGATTGTGATACCGAGTTCGTGGGTTGGCGATGGCTTGCATGCAAACGGTAGAGCGTTTCAGGAAATCATTTATCGCTCTGGCATCTCACCAGATTGGTTCACGTTATGACCAAACGCTACAAGATAATCGAAGGTGGAATGCACGACCGCTTTCACCAGTCGGTGAAGAAGGTGCAGTTTATCGGTGGTGGGTTCGGTAATGGCAAGACTGCTGCGACTTGTATCAAGGCACTGAAGCTATGTAAGGACTACCCAGGATGCAACGGCCTGATAGCACGCTCTACGTATCCGAAGCTAAACGATACCATAAGGCGAGAGTTCTTGCAGTGGTGTCCTGCTGCTTGGATCAAGCGTATGCCGAGCCGGGACGAGAACACACTTATACTGAAGAATGGTTCAACAATAAACTTCAGGTATGTTGCACAGCAAGGAAAGCAAACGGAGGACTCAAAGTCGAACTTGTTGTCCGCAACATATGACTGGATCGTAGTGGATCAGCTAGAAGACCCTGAGTTTAGTCATAAGGACTTCATGGACCTCATGGGTCGGTTGCGTGGCAACACTGAGTATATGGGTGATGAACCTGGTATGCCGCGTGTTGGTCCTCGTTGGTTCATGGCTACGCTCAACCCGACACGCAACTGGTGCTATCGTGAGATCGTGAAACCTCTGCATGACTTCACTGAGCGTGGCATCGTCAACGACAAACTGATGTGCGAAGTGGATGATGAAGGCAAGCCGTTGCTGGTTGATAGCAGACCCATTCCACTCATTGAGTTGTTCGAGGGCAGCACGTATGAGAACGAAGAGAATGTAGGCAGTGACTACATCCGTGGTATGTTATCCACCTACACTGGTAGCATGCGTGATCGGTTCGTGTATGGTAAGTGGGGTGCGTTGAGTGGTCTGATCTATCCGCAGTTCGATGAGACTGTGCATGTGCTGAAGCATCAGGATGCGAAGGACTATCTTAGGCAGTTACGCATGACTGGTTTCCAACCGACCTTCATAGAGGGGTATGACCATGGGTTGTCACGCCATAGCTGCTATGGTTTATTCTTCGTGGATGATGATGCCAATACCATCCTACTGGACGGATTTCGTATTGCTGAGTTGACGATAGCACTTGCTGCGAGACATATCGCAACGATGCGTGCTGAGTATAGGATCGAAGATGAAGAACTCGATCCGATCTACGCTGATCCTGATGTGTTCAGGCGCAAGGCAGGTAGTTCTCGCACCGTTGGTGAGACCGTTGCAAACATCTTCTCTGAAGAGGGGATCAGGATGCAACGCGGTAACAATGACATCAACGCCGGTATTAGTAAGAATTGGCAGCACCTAACGCCTCTGCCGTTGCATGAGAACCCGATCACAGGCCACCATATGGCTCCGCACTTCTACGTGACGGACAGGTGTCAGTGGTTCATTGATGAAGTGACTGAGTATTACTTTCAGCGTGATGGTAGTGATGAGACAACTGATAAGCCTGTGGACCGGA